GAGTTAACGTACTCAGAGCAAGGATTGCTAAGACGAGGACCATACACTCGGCTATCAACCGGCTGAAACCGTTCATACGTGTCTTCAAACACGAGCCCAGGGTCACCAGAATTCCAAGCGTTTTCAACGATAAGCTGCCAGACCTGGCGCGCTTTGATGGGCCCATGGAAGTTTCCAATAGCGGCGTTGATGATCTTGCGGTAGAACCTAGCATAATCCGTGTCACGCCACTGATTCTTGTTGGGCTTGAGATTTTCGCGCAATCCTTCCCATGTTGTAATGACTACGCCATACCTGTAGTGAGCATCATCCATGTCAGTAACAGACGTAATCTCTACGTCCGTCATAGATTGATCAACAAGAAATACCGTTCCATCCCCGTAATCCTTAAGACCTTCACCATACGCATCTGTCTTGGTCCAAGGGAATTCGTCTCCCTTGGGTGGATCAGCTGAATACCAGTGGAACACCCAATTGTCGTCGTTATCTACAGCCTCAAACAGTGCGTCTGGAACGCGCACAGACACGTTACAGTTCTGCATAGGGAGGTCCCAGTCCCTATTGGCTTCTCGCCAGCTGGCAAGGTTCCAGTCGTAGACCATAGGAATAACTGGGCCTTGAAGGCCGTTAAACTTGAGAACTCCAGCATCGGCCATGATAGCAATTACGCCATCATCAGTACCATATGCATCATGGACAGCCATTGGACGAGGCCAATCCTTGTCGAGCACGAACTTAGACGAGAACAGCATGATGACCCGTTCAACACCGAGTCGTTGCTCTTCAGTCAAGTCCTGGTGTGACTCGACGACGGACTTAGCATTAGTTGCCCAGTCGTCTAGCCAACCAAGACTCGTGGGGCGCTTAGCAAGCACGAATTCAATTGTGTCAGGGTGCCATGCACTGAGCTGCAGCATCAATGCACCACGAGCGCGACCAGACCCGGTGATATATCCAGTGGTTCCTTCAACCCGGCGAGCAGGACCTCCAAAACACATACTGCCCATGGCACCTTCAGAGCAGTGGCGAATCATTGTTCCGCGAGGACGAGTTTCGTTGAGCAAAAGACCGAATCCACCACTAGCAACGTACGCGTCTTCGGCGTCACTGTCCGCCTGACGGAACTGCTTCAGTGTATCACCCATTCGTCCCGTGAAGCAGGATGAACCGTTACGCGGGAAACGACGAATTGCCCCGTAATTCCACAACTGTGGACTCGACGGGATGACCTTCCCGCTAATCATCATCTCAGCGTACTCTTCCTGGTCTTCGACGTTAGTCGCCACGGTATTAGCAACCCGTCGAAATACGTCTGTCCATCCGTATTCATCCTTGTCACCGGGGTTTTGGTATCGCCCAAGAAACAATTCCTCTTCGTATTGAGAGATGAACTTAAACTCTTTCATTGTCGTTTTCTCCGACGCGTGAAGAAAGTAGCGGGTCGTCTATGACGACCCGCTTATATTTGTGGTGGGAAGGTACTTTAGTATAGTACCTCTTATGTATGTAGCGGTCCAACTACGCTCATCGGACGACTTCTATCCAGGTCGCCCGATAAGAACATCATTGAAGTTTACGATCTCATCGATAAGAACTGCCATCCATGTATCGTGGTACTTAATCGTTGTAGCAACCTGCTGTGCTACGCGCCTGTACGCAGGATGGCCCTGTGGAGTAGTGCGCAGACCGAGAAGATGTACCAATTCACGTACATTGACCTTCCAAAGTACCTTGACCATTGTTGCCATTGGGCATGCATACTCTAGTGCATCAGACCCGAAGTCACGCAACTTTTCCATCCGCGTATCAGACGCCTTAAGTGCAATCTCCCGTTCACGAAACACATCAATTAGTCTCGGCTCTTGAATCGGAGACCTGAAGATTGGATCACACCCGTATCCTCCTACAGGGTCGATATACGAACACAGTTGAGTCATCATTCTATGGCGCCCGAGATCACGATGAATAGCGATTGGCATGATCACTTCAAACCAGTACTCAGCTAGTTCAGCATCTCTAGCTGGTACCTGATGGTGTCCTCTATCATGCGTCCATCGACGCACAAGATCAAGACAATTTACTCCAGTGACTTGTTCAACCAACGGCCAATCAGGGGATTTGAGTAGCTTTACCCGTGTATCGGTGCTGAAGCCACGCCCAGCATCGAACATCTTCATCCCTGGGAGCTTGAACTTAGGACTGCAGCCAGTACTCAACGGGGTGGCAAGTACAGGGAAAACTTCAGTCGCAACGTTGGACAGGTCATGAGCTAGAGCGACGATCTCTCCATGATCATCTTCTTTTCGCTTTTGCATCATCTCCTTGAAACCAGTAATGCTCGTAGAGATACCGAAACTTGTCTTTACAGACATAGGTAGTACATCACGTACCATGTCAAGACCACGTTTCTCAGTCGCATTCAGCCACCCCTTTTCGTTCTTAAACAGGTCTTGCTTATCAAACGGGAGAATGGCTCGTACAGCTTCTACAGCTTTAGGTACAAGCAGGGTGTAGTCACGAATCAACTGTTCACAGTGATTTTGATAAGCAGTAACTCCATACATTTCTGGTGGAGTAACGAAACCAGCCTCGGAAAAGTTAACGTAACGAGTACTCTTTGAGGTTGCCGCGATAAGCCGTGCTTCAGTGAAATCACGCTCAGCAACCGCACTAGCTCCTTCTACGGCGAAATGGATAACAGCATGATCACTGACAGATTTATGACCATAGCCGATAGTTACTCGCTTATGAAACTCTCGTGCTTTTTCACTCGCGTTTTGCGCCAACTCGGGCGGGTCAAGATGACCAGTATCAATCATGGACTGCAGTGTATCGCGTAAATTCTTCGGGTTGCGAGAAAATTTACCGAACAGCATAGCTACAACGTCTTCAGGCAGTCCTGAAACGATTTTCACGGTGTGGTCTGAGCTACTATGGATATAGTCTTCGGCCTTACGCATTAAAACATGTCCTCTGGAACAATTTCATCGTCAAGAGCAGAGCCAGCTCGCTCTACTGTATTACGTGCCGTTAGCAGACTAGGATTACGTAGTCCAGCCAGTCGATAGATACTGGAATAGAGATCATCCTCATGATCCAGTTCAAGACGCCGTAGTGCAGCTGGAATATTGGCTAGATTGACTTGCGGGAACTTCAACTCCCCGTAGTCCATGGTATCGCACATCTCAACAAGGTTATAACACTTAACGATTTCCAAGCCGGCATGTCGGAGACTGATCTTGTCAGGGACATCGATGTCTCCTGGAATAGGCAACCCGTGCTTACGGGCGAATTCCTTCGCGAAAGTACAATTTTTTGGGTTGAGTGGTGATACCAACTTACGCCCTGCCCTAACGAACGCTCGATAGAGATTACGATCAAGGTCCTCCCAATCTACAAGGTCAGGCTCTTCACGCGCGGTGTCAATCAAGTCTGGAATAGTCTTCATTGCCTTGAGGCCTTTCGCTTCTCCAATCCCGATAAGTCCACGGATGTTATCCCCACCGTCTCCCGCAATAGCCTTAACGTTAAGGTATTCTTGACCATAAAGGATGCCTAGAAGGGCGCATTGGTCAGGCGTCAAGATGATACCCCTAAGAGAGCGTCGCATCAAATGGATATGCTCATCTACTAGCTGAAGGTAGTCCTTGTCATCGGAGAAAATGAGACATGTTTGATCGTGGCAAGCAACTTCACGCGAGATGGTGGCAACCATATCATCTGCTTCGCAGCCATCAACCATGACTTGAGCTACACCCATGCTAGTTAGTAGCGGGCTAAGCTCCTTCATGATTACACGAACTTCCGGTCGATTGATTACGCTACCGCGTCCGTGCTTGTACCACGGATGAATACCCCGCCGAAACGCACGATTGTCATGACCATCCCAACAGACGATAACCTTAGCTCCGTCATCTACCAGACGACACAAACTGGCCAAGCAAACGATGAATACGTAAATGCCAGCGCGGACACGGTCTTCTGGCCGATCAAGCTTACGGTGACTTGCCCATGCTGTGGTCACAAGTCCACCACCATCAATGATAAGCCACTTATACGGCTTCGGCTTACTACTTGCAATTGGCTTTGTGGGGTCAGGTTCAAACAAGTCAAGTGGGTTAAAACTCACGGCACCTCCTCAAACGTATGAATTTTCTTTTCTCGTACAAACGTCTTCAAGACGATCATACGACCAGTCTCGTCCATATCCTTCATGACCGTTTTCGGCACCCAGATTTGGGTATCGATTCCGGCTTCGGTGAAGTTAGTGGACGACACAAGAACCGCATTCCACGATTCCATCACCATAGTGCAGTTTTGTACAACGACAAACTCAGAATTCTTCGTTTTCATTGATTTCAACCTCTGGAATTTCTGTACCCATCATCATGATGAGCTCCTCTTCACTGATAACTGGTACACCGAGCTGTGCTGCCCGTTTCAGTTTGGACGTCCCAGCGTCTGGCTGATTACAAACCAGATGGGTTACGTACCTCGATACACTAGACTTCACGTCACCACCGCACTGACGAATACGTGCTTCCATCTCTGGACGTCCACAAGACCTCAGACCGAGAGTGATACAGAATGTCTTTCCATTAAGTTGCTTCGTTGGCTCGATGATGTAGACTGCATCGATCAGTGGCTTAATGATGTCATCCCAAGATGTGTCGATGTACGCCTTAATCACCATCGCTCGTTTCGGTCCAATTCCATCCAACATCGACAATCTGTATCGACTTACTTCTTTCAGATCATCTGGGTCTGGGTACTCTGCAGCCACAACTCTCATGACAGACTTAGCACATCCGGGAATCCCTAGGCTACCAAGAAGATCACCCCAAGTGACGCGAGTTGATGAGGCGATATTGTCAATGATCTTATTAGCAGTTTTCATCCCCATATCGCCGTTACCCATCCACACCGTGGATAGCATAACTGGATCGAGACTATACAAATCAGCAGGCGTTTGCACCAAACCTGAACCCATGATTGCCATCGCAGTCGCGGGGCCAATACCGTCGATATTCATCTCTCTAATGAACTTCAACAGTAGACCAACGCTAGTCCCAGGGCACTCAGACGGATCAGCGGAACATCTACGAGCGCTTCCGTCTTGTTCAATAGTGGCGCCGCAAGACGGGCATGAATCGGACGGTTCCCAGTGAATTTCAGCGGATTCTACGACTTGTTCTACATGCGGAATAACATCACCGCGCCTAGATACAAGTACCTTTGCTCCAACACCAAGGCCGTGCAGACGCTCACGCATGAGAGTCGTGTTATGCCCAGTCGCTCTAACCACGTCGGCACCGATAAGCTTGACAGGGTCAAACTCAATTACTGGTGTAACGATACCAGTAAGCCCAAGCTGTTCGACGATTCCACGTACGGTGGTTACCGCGGATTCCGGGTCAAATTTGATCTTGATAGAGCCGTTAGGTGTTTGGAATACCGTACCGTCAACCTGATACTTCAACTTATTCCGCTTTTCAGCGGCTTCATTCCTAGAGGCCCAAGCTTCAGTAATAGTCTGCTTGTTCACTACAGCGGGTTGAAATTTATTGATTGCTGGGCCAGTCATAACTTGATTCATAGAGTCAAGCGAGGCGACTGAAAATAAGCTGTCATGCTTCTTTCCGTTAACCCCGAGCCCAAACGACCGTACTACCATTAGGGCTGCCCATGCCGACGGGAGCTTTTTAGACCTGATCATTGCAACAGCGTTACGTGGAGACTTGTAAGCTCGTAGGTTATCTAGATCACGGTATTCATTCAACAGCTGTAGGTTGTTTTGAGAAATAACAACTTCGCCGTATACTTCGACGAAACCATCAAGTGGGATAGTCTTAGGTACGCCACTCATCATTCGAGCGTTCGCGATTACGTCTTCACCACGATTACCATCTCCACGCAAAACAGCGTGTGTTAGGATTCTATCCTTATACTGTAGTTCGATACTGAGACCGTCGTACTTAAGACTGGAGTAACCCCAGTCTGACTCTAGATCGCTACAATGACTTTTCAACTCGTCTAGAGTTGTAGCGCACCTGGGCATACTTGGCATGTGGTGTCTGTGCTCAACTACTGCCCAGTCAGTACCCTTAGGCGGTGGCGCTAGATTGGACACCTCAACACCATTACTTTCAAGATGCGACTTGACAGCATCGTACTCATCATCCGTGACAGGAGATTCACCATCGGCGTAGTAGAGGTTACGCCAGCTAATGAGTTTGTCGTATAGAGCAGAAAGTTCAGCGTCCAAGTAGTTCTCCAACAGTCTTTGTATTAGGTCGTGTGAATGAAACGCTATGCGGGTGTTCAGTGTCAGAACCAATCATCCACGCGATTAGTCTAGCGTGATTCATACCATCAGCAACAACGGGAATCCAATAGTCGCCCCAAGGACAAGGATCGTCAGGGGCCTTTTCATCCGACAATCCACCTTGACTAACGAAGAAGTCAGCTTCTTTGACCATAGCGTGCTTACCATTACCGACATTTTCTCGTGGCAGTACGAAGTGAGTCGCACTTCTAATAGTATATGGCATTTCTGAATTCACGATTTACTCCTTACAACTTCTCTGACTCGCTTGAACGCTTCATACAAATCGGTTTCAGTCCCATCAGTCGAATTCCATTCTTCATCATCTGGGTAGACTTTCCATTCCCACACAGAAGTTCCGTGACGATGGATTACTTTACCTGAATAATCGTTGTCTCCGACGTAGCGGAACCATGGCAGATACAACCCTCCTTCTTCGAAGTAAAAATCACTCGGAGGTTCAATTATTCCGCGTACGACATTGTACTCCCACTTCATGAACCAATCTCCTTAACGCCTATCCAATATAACACTAGGGGGCTACGAAAGAAATATTCGTAGCCCCCTAGAAATGCGTTTGGTATCGCAAACTCTATCGACGATCACGTCTCGCAAGCTCATCGTATCTTGCGGGATCACGAACATCACGAATCCAGCGTTGAATGTATGCCCAACCAAACCACAGCGACATGAGAAGATCTTTGTACATTGATCGTCCGCTTTGTCGAAGCTCATAGACAAGTTCATCTGCTAGTTCACGCTGCCGCGGGTTGCCACCAGCCCTGATAACGAACTTTCCACTTTCGAATGATGACGCCATACCAGGTACGCCATCCTCCAGGTCGTGTTTTTCTGCTCCAGTAATATGTGAAATTAGTGGGACTGATCCCCAGTGTTCTTCCATACCGAACTGAAAGATGACGCCTGCAGCATTCTGCTCGATAATCATTCCAGTCTGGCCTCTAGTCTCAACTCCTCCAGCTGGCATAACGTTATTGGTCCAAACGTCGTACATCCACTTCCTGTAAGCAGCATTACCAGTTAGCCCGCGGTCTCGATCGATATAGAATACATCAAACTTGTCGTCCCATGTCAATCCAAGCCCGATGCCGGCCATCCATGCGGTTTTCTGATCTTTGCCCTTTTCTCGTGCCCATGCAGGGTCCCACGTATTCACAATGATCTGATAAGGGCCAAGCTGACCGGATAGTGGCTGAAGTGTTGGGTCAGCCATGGTTGCTAGCCTGAGCATCTCATCATTGGTTAGTGACACACGGATAATCGACCATGGAATAATACGCCTGGCAGAAGCTTGTGGTGGTGCCAAAGTATCGTTGTATGCTCGGTCTAGCCAATCTTTTTCGAACCAAGAAGTACTGTCGTCATGAGGTTCCTGCATGTACTCAGTCTGCCATGCCCAGTGACCAACACGACTTTTAAGTGTCGATAGAGCTTCTGGCGTAAACCTTGCGCCCCAGAATGAACAAGGCTCGATGGCTGTTGTACGCGCATCACACACTGGACAGTCCATTGGCCCAATTCTAGAAGCCGGCATGCCACACACATCACATCCAGGTCTATCTTGTACCGCCTTGAAGACAGACTTAGAGAACGTAGTACCTCTGTGACCGTTCATGACTTCCCACAGTAGGGCCAACTCACCGATAACCGTACCATGAAACATGTAAATTGCGTTAGGATGACAAGCTGGTACGACACGGGTATCCCACCAGTCCCACATTTTGCGAGCCATGTCTTTCGTAGTCAAGAACTTTTCGTCGTCGCTATCATCAGAAATGATCGCGTCAGGTCGGTATTGTTTGTTCTTAACACCACGCAATGACTGCATGGCTCCACGCGCTACTAGTCTAGCTCCGTTAGGCAGGATGAAGTCGTCCTTACTCCAGGTTCGAGTCTCCTGTCTAGTGGCTTTCTGCTTTCCAAAATCTTTGATCAGAAGTTCGTTGTCTTCAAGCTCACTTCTGATTTCAAATGCCCGTTCTGTGACCTGATTGCTAGTATTGCTGAGCAGCAAGATACACCTAGCCCTACCCGTAAGTAGTAGCCAGATAGACATAACCTCGCACAGCCATGTTGATTTGGCACCACCACGAGGAACGGCCGAAACAGTGCCATCGGCGAAATGCTTACCATCCCTCATCACTAGCGAGTTATTCAACAGCCTGGTGGCTTGTTCGACCAGATAGAAGTGGATGTACGAAGATGCGACTTGTCGTTCTTCGTTATCCCAAGGCCCCATAGCTCCGCAAGTAGGACACATGATCAAAGTACGGTGGGGGACAGTATTACCGCAATTTCCGCATTGCGGATCGCGCGATACGAACTTGTGCCGCATGTAGCGTTGACCGAATACCCACGGGCGGTCAAACGCTTCAAGTCTTTGCATCTGGTCTACAAGACTGTCTAACTCTTTGACCTTAGAGTCAGACATCTTACCGGACCTGGCTTCCTCTAGGCGTTCTTCCATCACACGCCAAAGGTCGTCCACATCTTTCAAGTTCAGTAATTCCGCGATCTCTAGAATCGCGCGCTTTCTGAGTTTTGGATCGCCTCCCCTTTCGAAGCCACCGTCCATCAGATAGCGCCCTGACGGTTAAGCTCGTCGCTATCAGTTGCAGTTTCGTACAGTGGGGTAGTAGAGCTGAGCGTACTGATACTATTGGCGCGGTTAGCGATCATCACATTGTCAGTCCCGGATACCGCGATTTGGCCGTTGGCAATAGACCCAGCAACAACAGAGTTGTCACCGCTGATGTCTAGCGGACCAACATTTCCACTCCAGCAGTTGTTACCACCTGTATCAGTAGCCGTAGATCCGTTCCAGTTGTTACCTGCCATGGCGCATAGAGAACTACTCACGTCAATACCAGCGTTAAAGTGATTCCCAGCAACTGCTACATCATCACCAGCACAGTCAAAGTTTCCGTGTACGTAATTACCAACAAAGGTGCAGTTGTCAAAGTCAAGCTGGCATGACCCGGTAAGTACGTTCCCAACAATCGGTAGCTGTTGAGAGCTGGTAGTTCCTCCCAGCTTATTGAATACGTTACCAATGAATGGGCTTGTGACGATCGTAGAGCCTGCTGTAACCGGTTCAGCCTCGTCCGGGGCGAAGTTACCCATAATCACGCATTGAGACGCGTTGTTACTGTTTTCAGTTACAAAGAAGTTGTCATCATCATAGCAGCTGTTAAACGCTACGATGCTTCTAGTCACATCTAGGAAGTAGTTGGCTGTAGTGGCGTCACCCATCATGTTACCAACGATGAGAAGCCGCTGCTTAGTAGTACCACCACCACAGTCTAGACCGTTGTTAACACCACTACCAAGATTACCTAGGATGATAGATTCTTCGCACCCTGTAGGCAGGGTGATGTCGGCTTGTAGAGCCCCACCCGCGTCATCACCACGCATGACTAGATTGCCGGAAACGATTGACTTACCAACCAGTGGGTTAATACCAACTTCTGGTGTGTCAATGACATTACCGAAAATTATCTGGTAGTCCTTTGGTGTAGAAGTACTCTGAACGGTTGCAAGAATACCGTACACCGATAGCGGACTAGAACCAGCGGAATTACCGGTAGCTCCCGTAAGATTCAGCATGTTAAGTGCGCAAACGTTTTGGTCGTCATCACCTGACTCGAGACCCAGATCAATCGCGATAGGATTTTCTCCGGTCATGGTGATCATGTTCATGGCTTCGATATTGTGGTTAGTGGTATCAGTAGTACCACCAATTCGAATACCGTACAGCTCAGCTTCGATGTTGTTGAAAGTCAGCATACAGTTCTTGGTCAGCCAACCATAAATTCCGACACCAACGTCTTTGATGTCGTTACCAGTGATCATTCCCTTCCAACCGTTACCAGTCGCAACGATTCCGACGTTAATCAAAATCCCAGCTTCCGCGGAACTTCCTGTGCCGGTAATCTTGTTATCTTTAATCCACATCATCGTATTATCACTAGACGATTCGCAGTGAATTCGGATAATACCATCAGTACCGGAAATAGTTCCGCTAGCCGTAAGTACGTTATCGGTAATCCAACCAGTAGTGTTCGTTGTACCTGCAGGGTCGCCCAACCGAATGACCCTTTGAGAGTCAGTCGTAAGGTCGTTCTTTTCTACCCTTAGATTGGTAGCGGTTATGATACGAATGCATGGGCTCTCAGCAGTGGCATCACAGTACGTAATCCGCGGATTAATCATTGTCCCACTAGACTCCCAGAACACAAGTGCTTGTTCTGTCCCGGCTGGAGTTCCGTATGAGCCGGAGTCGGAAAGCAGGAAACAGTTATTCATCTTAAGGTCTGACAACGAGCACGTTGCAGACGAGCTGGCATAAACGTAGCACCCGCCCATGTACGCTTTACAGTCAGTAAATTCAACGTCTCCAATAGATGAATTTCCGTCAGCCACCAGCACGTGTGCTAGTTGTCCTCCGCCGCCGTTTAGTGCTCCGCCGCTGATAGTAGACAAGTATGTGTTACCATCAAAAAGACATCGCCTAAATGCCAGTCCACTGATGATTCCAGCTGAGCTGACAATGATAGAGTCTGTGTCAGCAGTACCAGTCCCTGTATATCTGAAAGTAATGTTTTCAAACACCCAACCAGTGAGATTGACCCCTGGCTCAAACAGTGCGTTACCCGTATGGCTCCAAATGATACGACCTTCACCATGGCCCTGATGAATTGAGTCGCCTCCAGACTGTCCGATGATAGTCACATTCTTCAAGTTGAAGAAGTCATCTTCTGTAATCTCGGCAGCAACAGTACAGTCACCGACAATTTCGATTCGAGTGGATCGCTGAGGCATACTGCTGGCAGCCATAGCTGCTGCGAACGCCAGCGCGTTTTCTAGCGTATCAAACTGAGCACCGTGATCATCCTGATCATCAGAGACCGTCAAGGTCAAGCACTCGTTATGCTTAGTAAAGTTGCGAGTGAGGTACCTTAGAGTACCAGATACTCTCAGACCAGACCCGTCTGTGTCAAACTGGATGAATGGTACTACTGTATCGTCATACACAGCATCATTAAGCGTAGTCGTAAACGCAAAATCTGCAACTGTAGGATCAGAATCATAGTAAACGTAGATCGTTGAGTTGATCGTAAAGCTAGTCAACGACGCGGTAGGAGGATCATACTCTTTCCCGCTAATGAATGCTGACCCTCCAGCGGTGATATTGAGCGTTGCTCCACCACCAGCAAAAGACGAAGTAGGTCGTTCAAACCACCCACGCCGCCAAAGATTGTCCATAGCAGTCGTAGACGCATCTACCCAGTCTGACAGAGTATCAGTAACCTGTTGGCCAGTCGTACTATGAGTTTCAGAACCAGTAGCCGACGCGGTAGTTCCGATATGAACGTACGCATCATTACTATCGAAGTCAGTGGTCGTAATAACCGGACCAAGAATCGTAATCTTGTAGTGTGATGCCGTTGTACTAGCAGGCGACTGTCCAAGGTACCCATCGCCAATTCCGTCCAGGTTGACGAGCCAATCTGTGTTTCCAGATCGCTTCCACAGTTTGGCCGCAAAACCAATTGCTACGTCAGGATCATCAGTAGCAATTTCAACTCCAGGCTGATCTGTGTCTAGCCAGACGATACAGTCATAGGACCAACTGTCATCTTCAGCATTAGCCGTCAACCACGGTTGAATTCCAAGTGCGGTCAGGTCAGTGTCAACAATGAACTGCATGTACGATCCGGCGTCGGACACCGTATCTGGATTTACCGTAACTCCAGGTACCTCAACGAATCGCCCATACCCACGTCCACCAGCTTTACCGTTCTCTACGTCGATAGGGAACTCAGTCTGAGTCAGGTAGATTCTATACGTAGTTCCATTAGCATTCTCATACGGGAGATTAGTAAACCATGCTGGATCATTCAGCGTGATTGTTCTAGACCCTTCAGTCAACTGACTAATAGTCGTCGATGATCCGCACTCATTGAAAAGATCACCATTAGCCGCCATAGCAGCCAACGTGTTACCCGTTACAGTGATCTTACGTTCATTGATCGCCGCAGCATCGTCAGTCAACCCGAGCCCAGTAAGAGTAGAGTCGATGACGACTTCGCCAATGACTAGCCCGCCGATGTCTCTAGCGTAGTCACGAGCGGCTTCAAAGAAATTGTCTTGAAGCAAGGAAGAACCAAGGCGTTGGTCCGAGAAGAATCCAGCCTTAACACGGCCAGTAGGCATCGTGAACTCCAAGTGATAGAATTGACCTTACCCTAGCATGATAGGTAAAGCCAACTTTTGCGATTCGTGATCAGCTGATTCCACTGATTCCTAGTCTGTTACCGGCCCACAGTGCTAGCAGCAAGACTTCAGAATCGGTAAGAGCTCTATCGTAGACAGCAACTGTATGGATCGGGTTACTGGACCACACCTGGGTAATTGACCCGCGGCCACCATAAGCCATGCTATCGATCGTCAAGGTTCCAGTAGTTGGGTCAGACCCGTAACTCTCCTGAGTTGGCTTCTGTATGCCACCACCGTCCAAAGAGTCGTACCAACAATCCATCGTTAGATCAACGCCCGCTTCTCGTCGGAAAATTACGATTGCATGAGAACCGGTGTTCCCGTTATTGAAGTCTACGTCAATTTCGAAAGACCCGCCCTGCATGAAAGCTTGGATATGACCTGGAGTAGTACCTTGTCCAAACACGAACTGAAAGTTCGCCCCACCACCATCATCACCATAAATGCTAAACATAGCAGAACCGGTTGTTTGACTGTTTTCTGTTGGAACGATTGCGAACACCGTGAAGTCAGTCAATACCTTAGCTAGACCAGCAGCCGATTCTGGATGATTCGTAGGCAGTGCAACCGTGAAGTTACCAGGTAGATCTGTTGGTACGCCATTAACTTCGTAAGAAACTGGAGTTGGACCAGTAGTCGAGTCTGGGGTTGCATCAATCGTGTTGGCACTTTTGTCTGTAATGCTGAGAAGCTCGCTACTTCCGTTATAGTTGGCAGAATCGTAACCATCCCACCAAACGTACAAACCACTAACGGCGTCAGGGGCTACGAATGTGATGTCAATCGTGTTGCCAACGTATTGATCACGAAATGTCAGTGCGCCAAGCCTAAGTGTTCCTTGAGTAAATACCGCTGTATCCAGACCGGCAAACCCGTAGCTGCCTCGTGGTCTGTTCCCGATAAAAATGACAGAGTCAGCATACCAGAATGACGGGTTGCCATCGACTGCGACACGTAGCAGTGCTTCTTGTTCAGCTTGGATGATAAAGAAATCGAATCGATGGTAATCACCAGCGAGATCTTCACCAATAACGAATGGGATAGTGGCGATAGCACTACCGACTGTACCAGCGTACTTTCTATGAAGCGTAAGATTTCCGGACCTATTATTGATTCTCGCAACGTACGCCTCTGACGATCCACCATCGGGTCCGTCACTTGAAGCGTACGCGTAGACTTCCCAATACTCGTTAAGCGCAGTTCCGTCAATCTTAAACCATACTGTGATCCACTGGGTTTCGAATCCAGCAATCGTGTCTTTTACAGTCGGCGTTCTGATGTACTGTTCCGCGTTAACCGCATCGATATCTGGTCCGAGGTCCATAGCCTCGTATTCACCGTTGACGGTAGTGGCTACCATAGACGGATCAAAATCCGTGTACAGCCAGCTACCATACCCATCTTTCCAAGCGGTCAACGCCCAACAAGGAATCAAGGTAACTTGGTCGAGCGGGATTGCCACGGCTTGAAGCATACGAAGCGTCTCGCCTTCTTCAAACTCAGTAGCCGATGGACCTTGACCCAGTAGAAATATATCAGTGTTGTTTGACAATACGTCAGGAATCAGCACAAATGACATGGATGATTCATCCACAACAACGCGATTCACCAGGTACGGTCGAATAATCGACACACCACCGGCTAGTGCATTAGACGTAGCACGATGCGATGCGAATGAACCGCGCCAAACAGATAGCAGCTGAGCCAAAATTGCCAAGCGCCGTTGTTTGGCAACGGATAGCGGTTCCTTTTTTACGTCAATTCCGTGTAGCGCCAGAACTCTAGGCAGGTCTTCATCAAGGCACCTTGACGGATTAAGCAAGATAGGAAGGTACTGTTCCAGATCAATCATGATGTTTAAAGCATAAGCGATCTGGTCGGCCAGTGCCTCCATATACCGTCGACCCTCAGGGGTCCTAGTCAGAGTGCTAGGAGTCCATCGACGCGCTAGCGAAGACAAGCCATGGACATCAGTACCAAGCTGAGGGATAGCCATTCATTACCTCAGGGTAGGACGATGATGATGTTAGTATCAGGATCGAACGTTGAATCTAGAACTGGTAGTTCGTACGTCCCTAGCTGGACAAAGTCTCCAGCATCGTAAGTATCAACGCCGTCGCTAGTACTGATCTCGATAAAAGTGCGATTAGGAATAGCGTTCCACAGCAGCCCAAATAGAACAGCCATTGGTACCTTACCACCAAATGACCATCGGAACGTTCCGTTTTCATCTCTAGAGTGCGGTGAGAAGAACGTACGAATTACCTGTTCTGCCTGAGCTCTGACGTTCTCAGAGCTTGGGACGTACACAGTAATGGTTGGTAGCAGACTGCGGCTGACGAAAGCCGATACAATCGCTTCTGTATTTTGAGGACCGTGCCCACCAACGACTTCGATACCCACTTCAGTTCCGTTAAGCCATACTTCAGCCTCTGCTGCATCGGCCGATGAAACGGTACCCAGTGGATCGTTTTCTGATCCAACTACCAGAACGCGGTATTGACGCGTACCAGCCCCTTCAAGAGTGTAAAACGCACGAGAGAATGGCTTACGACCATCTGACGTCGTGAATGTTGCTCGGTTAGGCGCACCACCAGACAGTGCGGTGGTGACTTCTGGCGCCGAGATAACACTTTCGGCCCTAAGTGCTAGCTGTGGTACGATATTAAACCTGAATCGCTGTGTGCTATCGTAGTCACTGCACTCTTTTTGCATGTACCCTTCAGTTCCACGTGGAAGAACAAAGGATGAGACCAGCCCTGGACCACCTAGAGCCTTCACTTCAGACCCATCAGCTAGGTCTCCGGGTTGAGTAGAACCAGAGCGGAATGTTACGTAGACTGGTTCACCATTAGTGGGTAGTTGACCAACTGTTCCATCACCAAAAATGACACCCCAACCATCATCTACATCTTCAGAGAAGATACCGTGCTTTGACGAGGCTGTGGTAGCGGTAAAATCGTCAACGATCTCCCAGTCCGTATCAGTATCGATAGTAACTTCAACCTTAGGGTCACTAACTGGTTCATCAATCGGTTCTAGAGAAACAGAAATGAATTGGAATTTAGTACCATCAGTTTGTCCGGCCGTGACCTGACGACGATATCCTTGAGTAATCATCACCTCTGCATACCAGCTACCATCAGTGTTCGTTGGTTGCTCTAGATCAATTAGTTCTGGAAATACCGCAGTTCCAGCTGGGTCACAGATCCGACCACGGATAGCCCAACCATACTCATCGTGCTCAGCCCAATCATTCGTTTCTGACTTCAGATCAGTGATCAGGAACGAAACTGTACCATCACCCGTCATGTCTGTCGTACCATCGACTACGGATGGAATGGGGCGCCAATCAGCTATGACTTCGTAATCAGAGATACTAGTACTAGGAGTCGCTTGTCCCAAGTAAGACGTCACAGCTGTTGCTGGCGCTGATGTAGATGTGACAGTAACTACTTCTGTCACATTGGTAGGTTTATGCGTGATGGACACTTCCAGTCCATACGCACTATCACTTGCGTCATTTAGGTAGTCTGACAGATCGAACTCAAGAGTTCCGCTAACCTCAGTAACAGAAGATGGCGACCCAGATTCGATATTGAAGTATTCCCATGAAATACTACCAGACGCAGCCGGATTTGAGTTGAATGCCAGGTCGACGGCATTGAACATTAGACCAGGAAAGCCAATGATAATAGCGTCATTCTCTTCCATAGAAATACCGGCTGCAGTGAATACTTGCTGAGTAGCAGTATCCGCAGACGTATCATAAAACCAGGCGTCAAACGCAACGGACCCTCCCGTAGCGATATCCTCGTCAGCACTGTATGACGGGTCAGTGATACCTGCTTGTGCGAATCGCATACCTTCAACAAGATAAGTCGTGTTGATTACCGGCGCTCCACTCAACTTACCATACACCTTCCCACGGCTAGGCTGCATGGGGAGAAGAGGGCGATTCATATGCGCAAGCAACGCGATCATTGCACGTCTGGCAGAGATAGATCGAACGTCAAACTGCTTAAGTGCGTGGTTAGCCCTATTAAAAACGTGTGATCCAAGAGCCGTTGTCAACACCATCTGCTGTACAAACGGATCGATCAAATCCTTAGCGGTGTGTTCAGGGAAATGAAGCGACCGAAGTTGAAACATGACGTCTAGAATATCGTCGAAATCGATGTTATTACTCGGTGGCCACCGAACATCTTGAGGCTGATTAGCCATTGAATTCGATCTCCGTCTGCTGACGTGCTTCTCGATCGGTAAACTTGAGCGAGTACGTACGAATGCCGTCAGCAATATCATCCTTAGACGAAGAGTCCTTAAACTCATCGATGTAGATGATTGAGCTTAGTCTCTGTAGCGTAGCTCTGATACGACCTTCTGCGGCTTGGTCCGTCTTAAACGCAACCTCACCTAGACTTAACGAACGAGGGTTGTACGGATTTTGACTTGTATCACCCAGCGTAAGCAATACAAGAATGGTTGTGGCATCAATACCTTTAACCATCGGAATTCGACCACCAACAGGAACAGGCGGCCATTTCATCACTTTAGCCATTGATCAGAGCTCGTCGAGTGGACAAGGAAACACAAGACTGAACACTGGCAAAGACGGAAGTGGTGGAAGAACAATACCAAGTTCGAAAGATGGAATTGGTAGAGTCGGGAGTTGACACTTCGTAGCCATCGTTTAATCTCCGTAGATTCGTTTCGACAGGTAAGGAAGCCCAGAAGCGATTGATGTAGCCGCGTTCACACTAAAAGCCGTAGCGTTGACGGCTGTGTACGGGGCTCCGGCAGGAATTGCCAACCCGCAAGCTACAACATCATCAGCTAGCAATTTTAGTGCAGCTAGCAGTGTTAGCATTAACGGGTACGGGTGTACTGGTGGAGTGGTACCACCTCCCATTTCAATCGTACTACCTGCGATCTGGATGTTGCCACCACCCAACTTGGTGATGTTACCGTCTTCCATCGCAAGGTATGATATACCATCTTTATGAGAGATCAAAACTCCGTCTGGATTCATTTGCAGTGCATGGTTAGCCGTAACACCGAATGTACCTTCTTCCATGATTAGGCCGACACCATTGGCCGTACCCATTTGAATTCTGTCGCTACGTGGATCAATGTTAATGAACGACTGCTTTTCGGCGTCGGCTGTAGACGTTGCAATTAGGTATACGCCTAGATTATTGTCTAGAAGAATACTATGCCTACCATCTGGTGATCTAGCCCCTGCTCTTGTCTCAGGGTTGTCAGAGATGGAAGTCCAACTCTGACTAGAGCCCAGCCAACGGAATGAATTTCCACCAAGATGAGCAACGATAACGCGAACTGGTGCG